GCATTGCCACCAGCCGCAATCGTCAACCTCGCAGAATTGTTTGTTCTAATTGCGAAGCTGTTGTTGCTGTAGGTGCCAATACCCATATCGGTACCACCACCCTCGAACCATCTGCTATCCACATTGGGACTGTTAAGACGAATACCATGTTGATATCCAGTTGCACCAACCGTAGCTTGATAGACATTTAATTTAGCGTCTGGCCCAGATACTCCGATACCCAGTTGGCCCGCCGCTGTGAGCCGCATCTTTTCTGCTAGTGTTCCACTGTTCCTTGTTAGGATTATAAGCGATCCATCTTCTGAACCAGCCGTACCAGTTGTGCTGTATGAATACATTTGGACAGCATCAAAGTTTGCGCTAGATGCGTTTTTCTGACCCAAAACAATGCCACCAGCAGCGGCATAAGTTGCTGTTGCGTCTCTATAAATTCTAAGTATACGTCCCGCATCGTTAGCGGAGAGTGTTGTGATTCCAGCAGCAAGAGTTCCGCCGAACGTGGCATTTTGGCTCGAATCAATTGTGAGTGCCTCATTGCCGTCTGCACCCAACACGAGTGACGAATTGCCAACCGCCGAAGATGGATCAGCCATGATCGTCATTTTTGTGGCTTCGTTGACCTTGATTTCACCACGATATTGTCCGTCGATATATAATCCTTGAAGTACTCCCATAGACGATGCTGGCGTGCCGGTCGTTTGTACATCCAATTTAAAAGCACCGTACATTGAGGTCGTGCCGCTACCTGCATCTCGGATGGCGGTAAGAGGGCTGAAAGATGTCGAGGTGAACGAGCCTTGACCAGCAGAGAGAGTACCAGCGAACGTAGCAGAACTTCCTGTAAACGTAGCAATAGCTGCGTTAGTTTGATCAATAAAAGATATCGTATTTGATTTAGACTCAAGTGTATCAGCACTGTTTGTTTGGAAACCGACTATACCGGCGGCTCTATTCATAATATATAGTTCGTCACCCGTTCCCCCACCGAAAGTTCCCAAGGCTCCGGTGCTTCCTGTAATTACCTCAAGGCTACCACCAATACTTCCAGTTGCACCACTACCAATTAATACTTTAGCACCGAACGAGGCATTACCGCTGGAATCAATAGTCAAATCCACACCAGTTCCACTAGTTCTAAGACCCATCAAATTTGACGCATGATTGTAATAGATACTACCTACATTCTCATCACCAGAATCTCCAAAAGCTATGTTGGATTGCCCTGCTGTACCGGCAATGAGAGATAACCTAACAGTGTCGCTAGTCGAACTGTTGTTTTGCAATTGAAGAAGAGTTGCTCCACTTTCTGTTTCTGAAGGTAGTGTTCCAGCACCTTCCGTAATTTGAAGTTTTGCGTAACTAGATGTTGCTCCTATACCTACATCACCACCAGTAGCAATAGTAAAGACTTCATCTGAACCGTCAAACCCACTCTTATCCGCATCCGCAATAACGAATTTAGTTGCAGAGGTGTCTACCCCCATAGACCAAGAGGCGTTTGAAGCTACTCCGTCTAAGTTAATTATAGGATCACCACCAGATGTTCCTCCGGTTTGGATAATTAAGCGAGTATCAGAGGCAGATGCGTCAGCTTTATTTTTAAACCGGAAAATAGAATCTGCACCGCTGCGAGTGCTTTCAAAATTAAGACCAACGTCAGCTACATGCGTTACAGTTACATCATTACCTGCACCAAAATAAATCTTTGAGCTATCAGATTTTAAACCTATATCATTAGTAAACTCTGCAAACTGAGAGCCAGCAGCACCGTCTAAAGTAAGTTGTGTGACTCCAGCATCCGACTTTAATATAAGTTTACTACCGGCATTAGTTGTTGATAATATTAAATCATCAATTGATCCATTGTACTGAATAAATGCAACATCGTTATCAGTGCCTTCACCAAAATATATCTGTGCATTTCCACTAGCAGCAGCAAGTATTGACATTCCTGTATTACCACTGCTTTCTAAAACTAATTCATCAGCATCTGTTGAAGCAGTGACTGACCCAGCAGAACCTGTTGTAATATTAGCAGCACTAACAACAGTTAGAGTATTTGCTGTAAATGCAGATACAGATACTAACTCAAAATTAATAGTATTTACTGTTAAATCTGCTATACTGGCACTGACTGCTTGAAGAAAGCTTGTGTTTGTATTTCCTGTTACTGATATATTACTTGTTACATAAAGAGAACCACTTACAGCAACATCACTTGCTGCACTTACAATACCATCTACAATAAAAGTTCCATCTACATTAAGATTACCAACAATACTGGCATTAGAACTTAGAGTTAGTGTCTCTGCTATTAATTCAGTAGCTCTAACAGTAGGAATAGATACACTTGTACTTACTGCTGTTGCACTTACAATCTGACCATAATCATTAACCCCAAAATTAGTAAAAGGTCCATAGGAACCTGAGACATTAGCTATACTAGCAAGAGTAATTGTAGGATTACCTGCAGCACCATTAGCATTAGTAATAGAAACTGGAGTACCAGCAGTTAAAGTTCTTCCATATACATTACCACTATTAACTGCAATAATACCTGTTGCACTGCCAATATCAGCCATATTATTAATAGCTGAAGCATTAACAGTAATAGATTCTCCATTTAATTGAAATGTACCATTAATATTAACACCAGCATTGCTAAGTTCTAAAGCTGTATTTGTTCCTTCCCCATCAGAAACAGTACGCATTGTTGTATCAACGCCACTATTATTATTGCTTACCTGAAGAAGGTCTTTATAAGTATTAGCAATAGTTTTACCTGTTAGTGTAGCCATTATACATTATTCCAATAGTTGTTATAAGTTTCCCAATTATTAGTAGCATTCTGCCACAAAACATTCCTGTCTTCATTAGAAGGAGGACGAGGATTCTTTATATTTTCATCATCTTTTACATTCGGTGTTCTATTTTGAGGATGATTCTTTAGATCAAAAGCGCCATCCCAATCTTCAGGGCATACCAACAAACCATAACTATTAAGCTTTAAGACTCTATGAGGATATTTAAAACCACAAATATCACAAATAGCTACAGCCTTTTTGTTACTTGCCATTATATTATACTCTATTCATCTTCGGTAAGAAATAGGCACTAGCTCTTTCTCTGTCTTCATGCATAGCTCTTTCTAATCTATTCTCATATTCCTGATTAAGAACTTGTATTCTTGCTGGATTAACACCGGGTCTTTTCATTGACATGAAGTAGGCTAGTCCTGCAGTAAGACAAGGAATAAACCTACGAGAGATATCTGCCGTTTGACCTGCAGACTTATTTACATCTTCAGTATATTTTATGTGTTCTAGTTTTAGTAAGTCTGTTGTATTCTCTGGGACAGGCCAAAGGAAAACAGTTACGTTATCTCTTCCTCTTCTGATAGCGTACTGAGAAGGTCTGCCCTTCTGTCCCTTTCGGGGTATCTTTAGATACTCTTCCATAGTAATACGTTCTATTTGTAGGTCTGTGTTATCTCTGCCTAGAACAGCTTCAGTAACATCAATAGTACTATCAGGAAGAGAATAGGCAGTAACACTAGTAGAGACAGATACAGTTGTTGTATCAGCAGTCCAAAGAAGAATACCTCTATTCTGCCAATCTTGTAGAAGAAGATTAATAGAACGCCTAGCAGACTTAGGCTCATGTCCTAGAGTCTGTTCGCCCCCTATCATTTCCATTGCTTCTTCTATAACTTCATCAATATCTAAAGAGAAGTCATATGTACCACTAGTTGCCATATTGGTTATCCTTGTTTAGTATTCTATAATCTTACCCGGCTCAAAGTCTACTACTACATTCTCTTCTGGTCCTTCAATAGATGGACCTTTTCTTGCAGCACCAAAACCTTGTCCTGTAGGACGGGCAACCATATTCCTTAAATCTTTTTTGTAGGCGTCTTTACCCTTCTTATCATAAGAGTATTTCTTTCCTTTGAGTGTAGGCATTATGCTCTCCTTTTTCTACCTTTAGCAGATAAAGCTGCGAATTTCTCTTTACCGTACTTCTTTCTTCCTATGCTTGCAGCTATAGCGTCTGCAGCTTCTTTAGATTTATTTGATGATTTCTGTATAGATTTAGAAACATCCTTAAATCTTTTACCTGAACCTAACTTAGCTTTCTTTTTCTTAGATGGAGGCTTAGTAACTTGCTTACTTACTGATGATCTGGATACAGCCACTTAACACCTCCATCTTTTTCTTGCTTGACGTAATCTTGAATTAGGATTCTTTGCAGCTTTAGGAAACTTTTTCATTTGTCCTTTCGATCTAGCGCAAAATGATGCACGCCTCTTTGCTGCCTTGCTACCCTTCTTAACATTCTTTTTTGTCACAGCAGTTTTAAGTTTACTACCGGGATTATCTCTTTTATATTTAGCTACTCCTTTAGCTGTCATACCGGCACCTTTTTTAGTTGGTCGCTTATGACCACCTTTAATGGTATGACCCTTCATAGTCCCTTTACGTTTTGGTTTTGTAGTAGCCATAATATTTTAAATCTTTCCACCCTTCTTGTAACCCTTAATAATTTTATTCTTTCCTACAATTCCACCACCTCTTTGAGTTTTTAAAGAACCTAGCTTTTTAGCTAATCCTATAACCCGCTCCTTTTCATTTTGAGCCTTTTTCTTTTTATGATAGTTTCTAGCTTCTATACTTTGTTCAACTATATCTCTTGTTTGTGAATCTGTATATGCTTGCGCCGAAAAAGGAAGACGAGATAGCCTTTTACTTTCAGGAAGCTGATAATATTTTCCTTCATTTGGATCTCTTTCAGGGTAAGCTACCCACTTTCGTAAATTTGGATTAGTATGTTGTGGGCCTTTTTTAATTGTTTGTTTTTTTAAATCCAATAAAGATTTTAAACTTTGAGGTATTTTTTGTCCTGTTGCAGCTTTTGCTGCTTCAACATCAAATTCTGTTTCCATACCTGCAGCAGCAGCCATCTTTGCACGTTTACTTGTTCCTCTTGGAGAACCGGGAATAAGTCTTTTAGGACTTTCTCTTTTCTTTCGTTTTTTATTTTTATTAGGCATTAATCTTACCCCGCTTTTTAGCAGCACTACCAAACTTACCATAAGATTCGTCAGCACTTGCTTTTAGCTGTTTAGATGTTCTCTTCTTCTTTACTCGCATCGCAATGGATTCATCCTTACGATCCTTATAACCTTGCTTCTTAGCAACCTTCTTTTTCTTTTTCTTCTGCTTGGAACCTTCTAGCCATACCAGATAGGAGGGTGATCCTACAGCATACATATCTTGTTGACCTTTGGTTGACATAACTTTACTCCTTTTTATCTAAAGAAATCTATATTAGAATCCACGCAATGCTGCGCCTTGTCCTCTACCACCAAAACCTTTACGTTTTCTAGTAGAAGAAGTTTTTCTTTTAGGTTTAGATGCTGTCTTCTTTTTAAGTTTTTTAACTTGACCTCCAGTATAACCTCCACTAACATCTCTCATTTCTGGAGGAAGCTCATCTCCGTGTTCATCAACTCTAGGAACCATATACTTTAGACCTAAAGCTTTGGAAGCTTTCTTAATTTCTCTCCAGTGTGGGTCTTCTTTTTTCTTGTCGTATAAACCTTCATACGAGTCCCTTTCTTCAGAAAAATCATCTGTATCTATTCCTGCCGGAACTGAACTTGGTTTTCTACTAGCCACAAGATCAGTATCAAATACTTCATCCTCTGCTCTTTTCTTAGGAGGTTTTGGTGAACCTAGATTAGCCGCAGTAGTTACAGCAAGAGCAGTAGGTAAAATTTTTCCTATCTTATTTTTAGGTTTAGGTTTAGGTTTAGGTGTAGGTTTAGGTTTAGGTGTAGGTTTAGCTACGGGTGTAGGTTTAGGTGTAGGTTTAGGTTTAGGTGTAGGTTTAGGTTTAGGTGTAGGTTTAGGTGTTCTATCAATTAGTTTACGAGGAGTTTTTGGTCCTGCCGCCAATCTCCAAGCATCACCTAGTCGTTGCTCTTCTGGTTTTTTCCTGACTACTATTCCTCTTTTAGGTTTAGGTTTAGGTTTAGGTGTAGGTTTAGGTGTTCTATCAATTAGTTTACGAGGAGTTTTTGGTCCTGCCGCCAATCTCCAAGCATCACCTAGTCGTTGCTCTTCTGGTTTTTGCCTGACTACCATTTTTCTTTTAGGTTTAGGTTTAGCTACAGGTTTAGGTTTAGCTACAGGTTTAGGTTTAGGTGTAGGTTTAGGTTTAGCTACAGGTTTAGGTGTAGGTTTAGGTGTTCTATCAATTAGTTTACGAGGAGTTTTTGGTCCTGCCGCCAATCTCCAAGCATCACCTAGTCGTTGCTCTTCTGGTTTTTTCCTGACTACCATTTTTCTTTTAGGTTTAGGTTTAGCTACAGGTTTAGGTTTAGCTACAGGTTTAGGTTTAGGTGTAGGTTTAGGTTTAGCTACAGGTTTAGGTTTAGCTACGGGTGTAGATTTAGGTTTAGCTACAGGTTTAGGTTTAGGTGTAAGTTTAGGTTTAGGTTTAGCTACGGGTGTAGATTTAGCTACGGATGTAGATTTAGGTTTAGGTGTTTTTCCTGTAAGATTTCGAGCCATAGCTTTAGGACTAAGAACAGTTTTTGCAACATTTTTTGCCTTCTGTATTGCTCTAGGACTAAGAGATATCCTCCGAGCCTCTGCAGCCTTCTTAGCAGCCTCTGCAGTTTTATATACCTTACTTCCTACCTGCCATCCCTTTTTCCCAAGAAATGTAATACCTTGAATTGCTTTACCTACAGGAATAGCTTGTATTGCAGCAACTGTAAGAGCAGTACCTAAATGCTTTTTAGCTTTCTCACTTGGAGGAACAGCTGTATCTCCAGAACGCTGTTCTGTTTTTCCTTCAGTTCTTGCCATTTTAGCAGCAGCTTGCTGTCCTGCGAGATTTCCTTGGGTTTCTTTAAGATTTTTTCTTTTAAGCGCAGCAGCTTCTTTTTTAGCCTTTTTCTCTGCTTTTGATTTAGCTAGTATTTCATTTCTTTTCCTTATCATATCTCGCTGCCTCTTGTTAGCAGCCTCGCGACGTTTTTTAATTTCTGACATATCCATGAAATACCTCCTTATTTTAATTTGTATTAGCTATGAGATTATCATCAGCACCCGCAGGACTAGCAGGAGTTTCCATGTCATCTCTTCTTGTACGTCTAGCTTGATTTCGTTGAAGTTCTAGGACTTGATTATATTTCTGTTCGTAAAGAGTTGCCCCCGGAAAATCTTTCTGGAATAGCATAGCCTCTACCATAGACGCAAAAAACAAAAGGTCATAGGCGAGATCACTAAAATAATTTGTTGGGTCTGCTGATGTAAGAGTAGTCGGTCTGGATACATGCACAACCTCACCATCAAAAGCAGATGATGGAGTGGGTGCAATTAAAACCGTACTATTATTTCGAGGAGCATAATATTTAGGTTCACCTGTAGATGCAATCACAGGCCAATAGTCATTAATAAATTCATCTGTTCTTTGAAGCAGATTAATTCTGGTTCCATTAGCAGTGATATTAATATTTTTTACTATTCTAGTTCCTGTGGGGAGAGTTACTATTCTACTTCCTACAGCAACAGAGGTATAGGATACTAAGCCATAGTCATCTAAATCTTTTGTTAGACGTTCCTCTGCCCTGTTAACCATCTTAGGAATGTAATCAAGAAACTCTGTTCCTTCATTCTCACAGGCTTCCTTAATATCATTTACTAGAAAAGTATAATCAGCCATAGAAAACTGCTACCGTAGACGCGGATGTAGGTGCAGATACTTTGACTGTACTATCCATCCTTATACCTAAATCAGGTAAATAAAGTTCATTGACATCGTTGGCAGTTGTGTTTACAAACTTGATGTTGTTTCCTTTCATATCACCTCTGTCAGTTGTAGATGTTCCTGTAATCAGGAAAGTACCTACACCAGAAGCATTGATACTTCTAATTCGTGTATTTGCTACAGTCACACTAGAAGCTACATCAAGAACAGCACCACTACCAGTTACAAAACCTTGTCGAATAGTCGTAGCCATTTATATCATCCTTCTTTCTTTATATATAGAATGTGATGTGGGATTATGTCTTTACATTATAACGTATATCTAAAAAATATAAAAGGAGAAGGGTAAGAAATATTCTTATTTACATTTCCTACCCTAACTCCCTTCATATCAGGTTAAGACTTACGAAGAACCACTGGCTCCGTAGAATCCACGCCAATCAGACCAACCAAAGCTGTAGCGTTCCCGCGACTTAAAGCGAAGGTTACCAGTATCAAAGTCTGGTTCCATCTTCGTTTGAAGCGGAGCGCGAACAAACATCTTTGCGCCGTTCGGGCAATCAGTCTTAATGAACCAAGCATTCGTATCAGTGAAGCGATGGTTTACAAAGAAACCACCGGGAACTAGACCCTGATTACGAATTGCATTGATATCGTTGACACTCGTTGCACCATTAGCAGCAGTCGTCGGATTGACTCCAATAGTCGTTGACATTGTGCTGTTAAGAATCTGATCAGCCGTAAAGGCAAGATCAGGAGGCACATGGATTGATTCAGCCTTAATACCAATAAGAATGCCACGATCATCTTTTGCTTTCGCAATAGTGATCAAAGCAGACTCAAGCGAGGCTTCAGAAAGATCGGTCGCATCAAGATCATTGTCTTGAGTACCACCATCAACGACAGGATGGGCATCACTGAAAAGTGCTACACCATCACCACCAAGATAAGAAGAGCTAAAGCCGTTGTTGAATACATCGGCACCCTTTACTTGCTTGGTGTTAGCCATCGCACGGGCAAGACCTTTCGCCCGAAGTTTGGCAAACGTATCGTAGAGGTTATCTTCCATAGCCTCTTCGGTAACTGAAAAGGCCAAACTGATCGTTTCAGCCGTATAACGTGCAGTGTAACTTTCCTGCGCGTCATCATACTGAACCGCAGCACCCTCACCCTTAACAGGTGCAGTACCGAATCCAGTAAATAGTACTTCTTCCTCAAAAGCACGGTCACTGTTCTCGACATCAAAAAGTGCTTCATGTTCATTCGACACTTCATTGTACTCAAGACCAAAGACCGCATTTAGACCGGGAAGAAGTTCTTTCGCAATACTAGCGCGATTAATAGCCATTATTAATTACTCCTTTCCCATTTAGTTAACTGACGGACCAGCAGAGATATAAGCATCTATATGCTTAACAAGGCGCACTTCCAATTTTGGGAAGGCACGTTCTGCCGCTACGTCAATGTCGTTACCCGGCTCATCAAGTACTGCAACTGCACGAAGCATTGCATGACCCGGTGTACGAGTACCAGCTTCAAGTCCAAAACCAGACTTACCAGTAACCGTCGAACCAGCACCAAGAGTAACATCAAAGTTTTGAGAATTAATATCACCAGCCGAAACAGATGCATCAGCCTGAACAATAAACGTAGCTTGTGGGTTATCCACAATCATCGCTTTTGCATCGGTTACTGATGTACCAGAGGGCCAGTAAGCGGACCACTTAGGTTCGCCATTAGCAACATACTTACAGCCCATGAAAACACCGACCGCTTTCTGCGTGAGACTTAAAAGAACTTCTACATTCCCCGCGTTATTAACAACAATATCTCCAGTAAAGATATTCTGAGCATAACCGCTTTCAATAGGATACTCATTCGTACCAGTACTGTTCGCAGCAGAACCGCGAATGCGGGAAGGAGAAAGTCCGTTAAGTGCTTTTGTAGTAGTCATAACACTTGTTCCTTTCCTGTAATTAAATACATTGACAAATAGGAAAGACTAATCTTGGAAAGATGCTGCCCTTCCTCTTGTTACATTACTTCTGCTAGAATTAGAGATTGGCATACGAGAATCCGAGCCTCTCATTAACTGAGAGTTTACTGCGTCTACTGCTTCTCTACTTCTATTCTCATAAAATTCTTGACGCGATTCAGCTAGATCGGTAGGCATCTTTGCCAACGCTAAGTCTCCACGACAGACTGCACCTGAATAACGTCCTTCCTCTCTCACGACAGAGGATTGAATCATCTCTGGAACTTCTGATTGATTGACCAATTCCCATCCTTCCGCCATGCGCTTACCCATGTTCTGAATATCTTCATTACCTTTCAGGGTAATACGCAACCAACGCAAAGACATGCCCTCAGATTTAAAGCGTTGTCTTACTGTGTCAGGAATGTTCAACCAATTTGGTTCCTCAAAAACTCTTTTGAGAGTCTTCTCTCTTGTAGCTTCTTCCCGTGATACTGTTTTATTATTTCGTGTCATTGTATATAATCTCCTTCCACGCTAATTGTAAACACTGGTATATTCGCCTTCAGCCTGTTCGACCTTCAGCTTTTCGGCAGCGTATTTTTCAAGTGGGATTCCCCATTTATTAGCAAGTCTAACATCTTCTTGAGTAAGTTTAATCTTATTCCTGCTATTAGATGAAGTCTTAGGTGTGCGTGATGCACCAGCTACCACTTGAGCAGAATTTGTTGTCGTATCCTGCAACCGGGGAGTTTCTTCTGTTGTTTCTACTTCAAATCTATTAGGATATTTACTATATAACCTATTATCTATTTCTTCGTAGAAATCATCATCCGTAGGATCATATCCTTCGTTCTTTAATTCTTGATCAATAGTCAAAGCTGCAGCAGTTAGAATTTGATCTTCTCCAAACCAACCGTTTCTTCCTGCCCATTCAACAGCTTTAGGATCGTACTCAGGTGTTCCAGTACTAGCTTCCTGCGCTTGTTGGTGTTGCTCTTGACTTTGTTCAACTGATTTATTATATTCTTCCCATGCTTGTTTTCGTTGTTCTACCTGAGACATTTCAGCATAAGTCTTACTTAAATTCTCTTGAGCTTGGAGCATTCCATCTGTATCCCCAGACTCAGCCGCTTGCTTATAAAGTTGTCTTGCCGTCTCAATCGTAGCTTCAAGTTGATTTTCTTGAGAACTAATATTATGTTTCAAACTTGAAGATAACTGTAAATCTTTTTGTACTGAACTATTTTTAAGAGCGTCTAACTCTCCTCGTAGTTTCTGTAATTCTTCATCTCTTTCTTTACGCTGTCTGATTAACTGTTTAATTCTTTTTTCTGCACCCTTAGTCTTGATGCCTTCAAGTTCTTTAGGTTGTTCTTCTTCTTCTTCTTCTTGAGCCTGTGTCTCTTGAATGACCTCTGGTTGTACAGGGTCTTCTATTTCTATATCTTGTGTATCAACCTCTACAGCTTGTACTGTCTCTTCCTGTTGAGGTTGTTCAACTTCAATCTCAATTTGTTCTTGTTCTTCATTTCCTGCTGGACTTAGATCAACTGAAGCCCAATCATCATCTTGTGCTACGTCACTCATTTTGTACCTTCCTTCTTGTTCCCGTTAATAGCGAACTTAACGAATTGGTTTATTTTTAAACCCGCCCTGTAGTAATAATTTATTATAATACTATACTATGTATTATTATACAAATATTAATTTGATAGGTGATATGTAGGATCAAGCAACGAAGGTTGCTCGACCTTCATAATTACTTGATCATCAAAGATTAAAAGAAGTTTCAATCCTTTGTATACAAACTTCTGTCCTGTATATTTAGCATAACAAACATAATCACCTGTGCTACACCACGGACCCAAAGGAAACTTTTCCTTGTCTTTGTAGGCTAGATCACCTTGTTTAATAACTTTACCTACTGTAGTTAAATAAGCTACGTCATCCTTGACTCTATCTGGTAGGATGATCCCACCCTTTGTTTCTTTTTTAATTGATACTGGTTGAATCAAAAGATGGTAGCCCGGTAAGTCAGGTAAACTATTCAAATCAATTTTTGTATCTTCATCAGTAATCCAATCTGAATTATTAATGGATTTATCCATTCTTACTGCTTGCATATTATTATTATTCTCCTTCCGTTTCTTCGTATATTCTATGCTTCACAATATGTCTCAAACATTCTTTGGCCCATTCTATTCCTTCTATGACACCAACAGAATGCTGGTATTCATCATAGTTGGAAGCGTTGCCATATGCAAGAGAATTTTTTGTATCTCTTAGTTTTTCTTCGTACTTTAAATTTAGTTCATCCCAAAAATTCATTTTTATTATTCTCTTCTTGTCTCCTCTCCAATAAATTTAGTTAACATATCTGCAGCTTTAAGAGTTTTATCTCTGTCAATATTAGACTCTGTTTTAGCAAGATCAATAAGAGCATCCAAAGCTGCAATAGCTTTCTTGGCATTTCTGTCAAGCTCCTTCTCTTCCTTCTTCGTAGATATATTAACACCTTCTTTGAACATATCCAACTGTATTTCCATCTCTTTGAGATCAAGCTCTCTGTTTTTATTTGCTGCAGTGGCAGCTTCTTTAGCCATCTGGGTCTGAACTTTCTGTCCTTCGATACCCAACCGCTGCTGTTCAATCTGAACCATCTGTGCTTCAGGTGATCCAGCTTGCTGTTGTGCAGCCATAGCTTGATTAGCAGCCATAACTTGTTGTGCAGCTTGAGCCATAACTTCTTCCATAACTCTTGGGTCTTGAGGATTAATACCTGCCTCTGCTGCTTCTTGACCATACTGTTGCATAAGTTCTTGTGCTACACCATTAACCTGTTCTTGATATTGCATAACCATATGCTCTTGAATGTTAGCTTGAAGAACAGGAGCAATTCTTTGCATCATTGGATTACCACCATTCATTGGGTCTTGTAAGTACATAGTCTTTACTTGAATGTGTGCAGGATGGTTCTGTCCAATAAAAGCTTTAATTGGCATTCCTTTAACTGCAGCTTGAATATCACTTACAGGATCAAGTGGAATAGGTTCTGGTTTCTCTGGTAGAATCTTATCCAAGTTAGGGATGTTAGCTGCAGAAAGAATAGTCTTATTAAGTTCTTCTACATTGAACATACCCGGTGGTGCTGACTGAGAAAGCTGTAGAGCCAACTGAGCCATCATCATCCTGTGTGCAGATGAAGGTATGTTTGGATCAGATACAGGAATGATATCAATTCTACCATCAAAATCA